TGCTCTTCCGATCTGGGGGCCCCCAACGACGAAGATTAACCGCGCGTTTCCCCGAACATATGTTCGTTCACAAATCATTAACAAATAATCCAAAGATTATTAACACATTTATTAGCTTGTTATGCTATAATATAGACAAGATAAAGGAAGAAAAAAGAAAGTGAGGCAATAGCAATGACAGCATACGAAATACTTAAAGGGTACTACAGAATCGCGGAGAAAGATTTCTGGCATGAGTACAACCGTAAAGAATGCCGAGACGTTGGATATTTACAAAACACAGAGGGCAACATGGAAGGGTTGATGGCAGGGCTTGAGGCTGTGGCGATTACGGAACAGCAGAGGAGCGAAGTAGAAGCGATACGCAAAACTATATCAATACTGAGCGAGTTATATTAGTCGAAACGGGCGCAAGCCCGTCCAATACGGGATAGCCTCCGATTGCTGATGAGATAGGCTAGAAAGGAAGATAAAAAATGAAACCAAGCGAAAAAGAAGTCAACATCATGTGCATAAACTGCGAGAAGAACAAGCGCGGCGAATGCTACACTACAGAGAAGGTATGGACGGGATGCGTTAGAAGGGAGATAAAGAAATGACAACGGAACAAATTCGAGCAATAATTGAACCGCGAAAATTTAGGAGCCAGTATGAACGAGGTGCAAGGATATACGCGCTTGAAATACTTGACAGGGTAGACAAAGCGTATTCGGGGCATAATTTTGAAACGGCGGATTCCTTGTGGATAGCGGTTAATGAAGTGAAATGGCCTAGGAAGAACAGTGAAATAATTTACAACAGGCTATTGCCGAGGCGAGCGGCAGAAAGAGCGATACGCCGGCAAGAGGCGCCAGCGCCATGGCACAGTGATAACAATTTAGAATTTAGCGCGTTGTGCAGGGCGGGGGATATGATCTGTAACACGGCAAGGCTTATTGAAAGGATGTCGGAGGAGTAAAAACAATCATGAAAGACGGTAGAGGAATAAGCAATGAATTCATTGCGAGGGCTAGACAAGAGGGCTATCTGATCGCGAACAAGAATGAATACGAGTACCGAGATGGCATGGTAATCGCAAGGTACAAGGTTGCGGGGCAAAAAAGCGTAGAACCTAGGGTAGTCGCCGTAGACTGCCCAACATGGTTAAGAACGGCCGGCTTTATCAAGGTATGGCCGCCGAAAGAAATAGAAAGCGGGGTGCACAGAATTGAATAACGAGGTGAACTGGTGGTTACTCAACCACCTAAAGGACAGCGACCACAAGGTGACGGAGACAATCGCAAAGATCAACATCATGCAAAACGCGCCTGAAAGTGAAAAGCCAGAAATATGGAAAAGCATAGTTAACGGGGGAATAAAAACGAAATGAAATTTTTTGTGGTGGTAACGCCGTTAAAGAAGATAAGACTAGAAATGTCTTTAAACGAAATAGTTGAGTGCTGTTCGTACTACTATCTGGAAGTGGGGGACGTAAAGCAAAATGAGGTAATTAGAGCAACAAACTGTGTATACATGGATATTGAGGGTTACCCAATCGAAATTGTCATTGACGAGGATTCAGGTGAATTGATGTGTCGTATTACGTTATATATTGGGGAAGGGACGCACACGGTGAAGATTGGCGAAGCATACAAGCCGATAAAAAAGCTAATCAAGATTAGAAAGGGATCGAGAGACATATATGAATCGGCACAAAGAAAGGCGGTAAAAACATGGCTATTGCAATCTTAATGGTAGCATTTGGCGCGGTAGGCGTTCTACTAGGCATACTGATTCACGTGAGGCGTATAGAAAAAGCTGTAGACAAGATAGCGTGGTGGTTATTCGGGCTTAACGTAGAAAGCGAGGACGACGAATGAAACGCAAGAAGCACATCGGGGCATGAAATCCGAAGTGATATTCAAGGTAATACAAGCAGGTAAAGCGCACACAAACCGATACACCTACTATTTGTTTCAGCATCCAGGATCGGGTGTCGTTATGATAATCCGCATACCACACAGAAACAAGAAAGGTTTAAAAGGCATAGAAATATGCGGCAGATTAACAACAATAGCAAACGAGAACGATCATGTGAGGGTTCTTGAGAGACCAAGGCCGCTATTAAAATTTAGTCGATTAGACTTTGGTAACGTTATAAAAGAAGTTCTAGGAGGGTGTAAGCATGAAAATTGTTGAGGTGACCGAATGGTACATAAAATTTGATGATAACAGCATTATAACCTACACGCACGAGCAGTCTTGTTGTGAACAAAACTACGCGGACTTCGAGCAAATAGACGATTTAGCATTAACGTACGATTATGGAAACGCTTTAGATTTCGATCGTGCAGAAGGAGGATTTACGTTTCACGGCCACAAGGAAAACGGCAGACAATGCACGCCTGATGTATACATACCCTGCTACAGTCAACAAAACGGATACTATACGCAGGATATAACGATTGTCTACGAAGGAAAAAACGCCTTGTCCTTTGAGGCTGAAATTTGCGACTACCTGTTAGACTAAAAAAAGAAGCATCCCGCACATTACTGTGCGGGACGTTTTTAGTTAGATCCAACACCGGTGTCCGCCCATTCGCCGGACGCAAGATCCCAATGCGGGGGCCACGTCTGATTCGTGACGATCGCGGAGAACAGATAAGAAGTATCGGACACAAAACCGATCAAATTATTATTGCGCACAAAGAGCTGTGCAACGTTCGGCGAATCACACTGAATCCAGAGCAGAGCGACGATCATATTGTTTGACATCGGCGCGCCGTCGTTGTTATCGCCCGAGCTATTATAAGACGAGCGAGGCATCAGCTCGAGCTTAAAGCAGTTTTCGGTTGTTCTGCCGAGACGGGTCAAGAGCTGAGAGAGGTTACCGGACGCATAGGTGAACCGCTCACGCCAAGAACCGAAGACAGAAGCGGAAGAAGCGAGGCCGAACGTGCGGCAGATACCGTAACACAGCACCTTAGAATCTGAGGTAGACGGGAACGACAGAAAATCGATAATCATCCGCTGATAGTATTTAGAGCCGGTGTATACCACGGTTTCCTGCTCAAACTTAGGGAAGTTCGTCGAGACGATCTGCTTGATATTAGCAATCTGACTGTTGATGTTCGTAATATCGCCCTGAATATTTGAAATATCTCCCTCTACATTCGTCACGCGGTCGCCGAGATTCGTAATATCCTGCTTGACTTCCTGCTTCCACTGGTTATACTGGTTAGTAAAGTCTGTTTTCCACTGATTGAAAATCTGATTGGTTTCTGTTTTGTAATTGTTGAAGATTTTGTTGATATAGTTATTCGCCTGCGTTTTGAATTCCTCAAACTTCTGCAACAACCAAGTTGTGGTTTCGGTCTTATACTTTTCAAGCTGTTGCTTGATGAATGTATCGGTCTCTTCCTTATACTGCTGAAACAGATCGTAGATTTCCTGCTTAAATTCCGCGAACCGATTTTCCATATCGGTTTCAAACCGTTCGATCTCGGCATTCACCCACGCTTGTAGCTTAAGGAACGCCTTGTGAAGAGCATCGATATTGTCCTGCATATCCTCGAGCTGCTTGACCATCATATTAAGAAGCGCGCCCATGCGGCAAAGCGCCTCATAATAGGATAGCGACTGATCGTATACAGCGGGAAGCACTTTCTGGCACCAGAACCGCATATAGGGGATATGCTTATACTCTTTAAGTGCCGGGTCAAAGTCAGCGGGCGTAAATTTCTTTTCAGCCATGTTATCACCTCTTAAAATTATTCCCAAAGTCCGAAAAACAGGTCGTTCAGCTCATCGATCACCATACGGTCTACAGATTCATACCGATTATTAAAATCGATCATCATCTTATAATAGGCATCGGCAGAGTTTTTGCCTGTATAGGTATAGGTAGTATCACGCGTATTTTCATCGGTTGAATGCGTAGAACCTTCCGTTTCGGCGTGGGTAGTCGTGTTGGTGGTGGTTTCGTCGGTATTATTTGTTGCGGTTGTGAGATAGCTGTTAGACTTCACGCCGTCGAGAGCGCCCTGCGGGGTATCCTGAAACAGATTCCACGAATCGGAGGAAGATGTAGTATTCGTCGTACCGTCGGTGGAAGCCTGAGACGTGCCGTCAGCGGAACCCTCGGATTTTTCATTTCCGACAGAGGTATGCTTGAGGTTATCGAACGGGGTGTTTGCTTCCTCCTGCCGATACAGGACATTATACTTCGGCATAATCTCATTCATACGCGCGCGTAGGTGAAGCTTCCAAAGCGCGTAGGTTTCAAAGCCGATCTCGCGCGTGTAGTAGTGGAGGAGGATAGCCTTACATAGATGTTCTTTATACTCGGGCTTCCAGATAGGGAAATCGAAATCAAAGATATGGTCGTAACCGGCCTGTAGTGCGTCATCCACGTCCGTATAATCGCCCTGTAGGTCTAGGGGGATAAACGATTCACAGATAAAGCGAACTTCTGTAGTAAACTTACTCATCCTGTTCACCGCCCTTTTCAAGCACAGCATCATCGGGCTGTTCGAGAAAAACGTCGTTGAAATCTTCTTTATACTCACACCAGATGTTGAGCCCGAACATTTTGTTAATCAGCTCGCAAGCTTTCTGCCGCTCATTCAGGCGAGCATAACGTGACGCGATCGTGCCGCCCATGTTGCGGGAGACTTCGTCAGAGACAAGCCGCTCCTTTTTCTGATAGGACACATTAGAAATGCCGAGATAAGTCAACGCCTCGTTCCAAAGCAAGTTTTTCTGTTCGTAGAGCTTATCAGCCACATAAGGGGCGTCGGTTTTAAGCACTTGAAATTCATTCGGGTTGAGCGACCTGTCTGCAAAAATGAAGGGCTGATTTCCGTCGTACTTCATATAGAGGTTCTTCATCGTAAGGCGGGACTTCTCATCACAAAGAATCAAAATCGGGGTTTTCTGCGCATTGATATTGATGTCGATGATCTCATCAATTTTCCCGAGACGGTCAGAGAACTGAATCAAGTGCATAAGCGACGGCGTGCGGAGATAGTTGTTATAGATCATGACGCTGTTCTTATCCGAGAGCTTGTAGTGATAGTTGTTGTAACGCGACCGAGCTGTGCGGCGTGTCGGGTTCCCGTACACGTCAAATTTATTGGTGTCGGGATTTACGTAGAGCGTGAGGAACATATCCATTGCTTCATCCTTAAAGAAGATCGCGCGGCCGGAAGCAAGGAGCGAAAGTTCTAGGGTACGCACGTCACAGGAATCGGGAAGATTCTGCCAATCGAACATGGAAGCAGAAAGCTCAAGTAGGCGCATAAGATACAGGTCATAATTTAGGCGGTTCTCGATCGCCGTCCCGAGGAACATGCGGTTCTGGGTGTTATTGAGCGGGTAGTTGTGCGCAGGTACAGATTTTCTAGCCATTATTTCACCACCTTATACAGTATTATCGAGGGAATAGTTGCCGACCTCATCGCCATACCGCCAGAACGTGATGCCGCTATCATAGATAGAGCAGATGGCGGCTTCCGCATCGGCAGGGCACCGTGCTGTTATCGTACAGCCTACGGTTTTCGTATACGTCCAATGCGGGCGTACATTGCGGTTAGGTGTTTTCATGCGATTGCATTTATAGCCGTAGCGGTCAAAGTAATCGTCGAGGATAACGGCATATTCCTTTTTAATGCACATCTTATGTGCATAAAACGCAAGCTCCCCCGAGGCCTGCAAAACGGATGACGCTTGCATTAGTCCACGGGCTGTATTCGGAACATTTTGTAAATCCTCCTGAGTTGCAAGTTGTTCCTGAATCACCATATGACGCTCAAACGCTCCGCCAAGCAAAGAAAGACCCGCCCCCTGTACGCCGTCAGCGAGGGAGCTAAGAACGCCCATACCTAATTGGCTTTGTGTATCTATACCGCCTGCGGATAACGCGCTATGTTTCCCGACCGGCGCTGTAGCCATAGTTGTAAGCGCAGATTCGGCGGCATTCGCGACACCCTTATAGGCTGAAACAGCGGCGTTATATATGCCCCTCTGGACAGGAGCGCTTTGTGCATAAGCAATTTTATTTGAATTTTGCGCCATATATGCGGCGTAAATGTCACCTATAAAAGGCGTGGGGGTATAAGCCGACAATGAAACACTTTCGTCCCAGTCAAAGATATGTTGTTTATAACCCGCGGGCACAAGCGTAACACTAGGAGTTGTAAATGCTGTACCGTACAGCCAGAAGAAACAGCGATAGTATTGCGGGTCGTTTCCGTACTCAAAGTTTTCGTACCGATATTCCACCACGCTTCCACTATTGTTTGAAACCCATAGCACATTATAGGGATATGAAAATAGTTTTTTATTGCGCGGCACATACCCGTCAAGATCAGTTACAGGCATTTCAAATGTGACCTGTTCCTTTGAAACTCCCTCGGGGTATTCCCCGGTAGGCAAAGCCCCCATGAAACGAGGAATTGCGTAGATAGAAATTACTGCGTCGGTTCTACCTGTGTCGATGTAGCGATTAAGCGGTACTTGCAGGTCTTTCCAACCGCCTTGCCCGCCCTCGTCCGTAGGCGCACGGGTGATAATGGGGTACAAAGGGCACAGTTGCCCGTACAGAAAGCGAACCTCAGGTTTGTTGCCCTCAGGCGTTTCAGATGCTAAAAGGATGTAGCAATCCGCTTTTAGTTGAGGGTAATTCCGCAATTCGGTTTTCTGACAGATAAGCTCGCCGTAGCCGATGTTCTCGGGCACAGTGTTTTCAAACAACTTGTCAGATGACGTGTGTTCCCTATCTACAAACACTTCCTGTAAGTCGTAATCAAAGAACCACGTCTGCATGACGTCCAGCGAAAAGTATACGCGGGTTGTAGTGTCGTTGTCATATTCCACATTGGTAATAAAGGCGTAGAACCAGCGGTTTGAATACGCAGTATTCCTGAACATCAGATAGTTACAGTCGTAGAGGTCGCCAACAGGCCGATAAACCTTGATGAATCCCCTATCCCTCAAGAACGTATACTTTTCAAAAGAATACTTCGTGAGCGTCGAGAAATAGTCAGCTTGATCGGCGCGGCTATTAAAATAGATCGTGTTCACATACGACGGTTCGAGCGGGCAACCCGAAAGGATATGCAGGTCTGAGTTTGGATATGTGTACATATATTTTCACCTCGCTAGACTTTAAGGAAACAGCCCCCGGGAAATCCGGAGGCCATTCCCGAAAGGAGGATTATCGTAAAGTCGTCGTACTTTAGTTAATGGTGATCACACACGTGCCGGTCTTACTAGAATCAAAGACGGAACGCGCCGTGATCGTCGCCGTACCGGACGCACTCTTTGCGACAGTAACCGTGCCGGTAGCCGTGACCGTAACGTTTTCGGAACTGGAAATCCACGTGACGGCCTGCGGCGCAAAATTCGTTGTCTCGACGGTCGCAGAAAGCTGTGCAGACTGGCCTGCCTTGATCGTGATCGTGGACGGGTTCACTGTAACCTTTGTGACGGTCGGCTCTCCGGGCACAAACAGGAGCGCCTGCGCGAACGGGGACACGCTGAAAATTTTCCATGTATGAAGCACATGGTTCCAGTACAGACCCTGCACGTTCTCGACCTCGCGGAAAGTCAGGAGCTTATCGAAGATCATGAACCAGTCCCTGTCAACGAGAAGCGCCGGGACGGCGTTCAGAGCTTTAAGTTCGTCCTCGCCATACTCATAGTAGTTTGCATCGCCTGCAAAGAGGTCGTTCAGACGGGCAATGTCGAGCTTGCCGAAACCGTCCACCAGCACGACGTGGCCGAGGAACTCAGCCTCGCCCATGTTGAATGCGCGAGCAAGGGACTTAACGGACTGCGTAGCATCCAGCAGCGTGTTGATAATGACGTACTGGTCTTCGCGGAGCGTATGCGTATGCACGCCTGCAAGGTTGTGGTCGGGGTTCATGAACAGGAAATCGTTGGACGCCTTGCGCATCTTAATCGTGGTGTCGTCGATGTCGGCGGCGTTGATCTGCTGAACGGCGATCTGGCCCTTAGAGATATGTCGGGCGATCATGTACTTCATAACGAGGAACTCGTCGTACTCCATCGCCGAGTATAGCTGGTCGATGATGCTGTAGATGAACGAGGACACGCCGTCGATCGAAAGGAACGCCTGCCGGAGATCCTGCTCCTGCGTCGTGCTCTTGTAGAACTTCTGGTAGTTCATCGAATGGAATGCCGACATAGCGTCCGGAATCTCACGCTTAAACAGTTCGGATTCCGCAACGGCCGGGTCATACTGGTACGGCCGTGCGAGCTTAATGAACACTTCCTCGATCTTCTCGCCGAAATCGAGGAAACCGCGCTTAAACATCGCGAGCGGATTCGTGTAGGACTTTGTGGTCACAATCACGCGGCCGATACGGTTGATAAGCGCCTGCATGAATTCGTTCTGGAACGCCGCACTGTCCATAATGACAGTGCCGATTTCCCGGACGATGTTTGCATCAACGGTAGCCACCGGAACCTTGTTCCGGTAGTCCGTAGACGCATTGTTACGAATCGCGTTAAGTACGTCAACGCTAGCGTTCGTAAACGTCTTAATCTGCGGTTTAGTAGGCATAATTAAGCCACCTTTCCATTAAAATTCTTATTTAAACAGGTCGTCGAAAGAAATATCCTCGGCGCTGGCTGTTTCTTCTTCCCCGCGGGTGTCTCTTGCACCCTCGGGTGTTCCCTCAAAGAAACGGGACGTGTATTTCTGTCTCCATTCCCTATCGAGCTGTTCTTTTTCAGCGGCGGCGTTGCCGAGCTTTGTAGCCATATCGCGGAGCGTGTCTGCGACATCCTCCGCGAGCTGTGTCACACGCTCGGGGGACAGATCGTCGTTAAGCTCGCTGAACACCTGCTGAAAGCTTTCTAAATCTCTGATTGCCATACTGCTATATCCTCCGTTTCCATAGTGGTGAAATCATCATCCAGAGCGGCAGTTTGCTTCGTCGGCTCGATGGGGTCGGCGTAGGTGGCGCGCTCGGGTCATACTGTGCAAGATACGTATACCAAAACCGTGCGGCCTCGCGGCGGATTGCGCGGGTTGCCTCGGGGTCTGCTGGCCTCTCATACGTATAAAGGAAAACGTCTGAAAGGTATTCGGGCGATTCCGTGCTATGCTTAAAGGTATCGTAGTCCATGTTGTAGGGGTCTACGGGATACCACAAGTTATCCGCTTCGCTCAGGAAATAGAGCTGTGCTGTGCCGTCGTCGGGAGAACCCTCAACATCCGAAAAATGCGGGGCATATCCCGGAGCGCCTTTTGATATGCTGGAATCGATATACTTCTGCGGCGGCGTATACTGTACAAGACCGTAGCCGATGCCCTCACGGTGATAGTCGGTAGACGGGAGCGGGTCGTCCCAGCCCCATCGCCACGGGTTGTAGCCGGATTCCATTTCCATATTCCCGAGAACCGCCGCGCACGCGTTGAGCCTCCATCCGAAATGCCCGCAAAGCACATTATACACCATGATCGCGTTTTGTGTGGCTTCGACGGAATCGCGGCTGTATCCGTACAGCTCTTTCGCGTGCCATACGGCGGCGGGAACCGGCGGTTTACCGCCCCATGTAATGTCATAAACTCCCGCGGCGTTCGGAATACCGATGATCGGCGAGGGGTTCGCGCGGTACGCGGTAGACTGACCGCCGTTCCAGTATTCGACATGCGTATGGATGCCCGTCGAATAACCGGTGTTACCCTGCGGCGCGACGTACTGACCCCGCTGGATAACGTCGCCCTCGCTCCACGGCTGTGTCTCGAGGTGCGCCAACATGATATACTGACGGGGTGAAAACTCGATCAGTATCATGTTGCCCCACGACATGTTTCCGCCGGGGTCGGGGTCGCCGTTCCAAACCTGCGCCCACACGATTGTACCGGCTACCGGCGAGTACAGCGCGTGTCCGCTGTCACGTGTGACAATATCCATGCCGCCGTGCCCGCCCGAGCCGTACGCTTGTGTAACGTCGATTTGGTCGGCCTTTGAAAGCGTCTGTGAATAGGTCATTTTACCATTGCTTCAATGTCGGCAATATCCTGCTTCGCGTGCGCGAGCTTGTCGAGGATTTTCTGTACCTCGGCTTCTGTGCTCGTGTCCGAGGACTTCGAGTAACCGTTGAGGCCGGCATCCTTAATAACCGACGCGTAGTCAAGAAACGCGTAGTTCATGTCCACCCGGCCGTTGATACCGTTCACCGAGCCGTCCGACGTGTACTGCCAGATGCCGGCGCGGCTGTAACCGCACGAATCCGACCAATCCGCGCACCATACATCGTACTGCGTAAGCTGAGACATATCGAGGCGATTATTCAGGTAGTCGAGATTCGCGTAGATCATGACATAGTAGCCAGCGTCCTCCATTGCCTGACAGAACGCTTTCACGGCGGCGGTCGTGATGCAGGTTTCCTCCACGTCCATTGCGACGGGATATTCAAACTGCTTGCCTTTCAGAGCCTTGATGAAACTCTCAGCCTCGGTCTTTGCCTGCTCGGCGGTTGAAGCGTAGCTGTACCAGTACGCGCCGACGTTTACGCCGGCTTCCTTCGCCCATTTATAATTCTGCTCGAACGTTTTGTCGTACTGATTGGGATACATGATTGCGGAGCCGTAACCCGCGCGGAGCATTCCGAACTGCACGCCGTCCTTTTTGGCGTTCTTCCAGTGGATTCCTTCCTGCCATTCGGATACGTCGATGCCTTTGATTTTCATAACCATTTAACCCCCATAGTTTGTAACTATCTTATATAGTCTAATCGTTGCACCGGCCACTTCGGTTCCTTTGGCTATGACAGTTATCTTACCAATGCGCGATGTGCCGGACGGTGGCCGTCCATCCCGAGAAGATGCAAAATTTTTGTCGTATATCGGCTGAATATCAACTAGCCCAAACATCGGTAAGATAGCGGCTGTAAACATAAGATTGCCAGCATCACCCTTAATGCTACCGTCAAGAATTATCCGGGTGTTCAGGGTGTTGTTAGAGTTAATTATAACGGTAAGAGCGCTAAATAATTGGTTTGTTGCTCCAGCCACTACTTCAAGCCAATAAGATGAAGTTAAATCTACACCCTCTAGAACAGCACGATAACTACTATCTAGTGTTTGTGTTTTAGCGCCTTTCAGAGAATAACTTGGTGCTAAATTTTTAATTGCGTTTTTCGCCTCATTCGCCGTACTCTGCGCCGCCGCCGCGTCAGCCATAGCGTTTGCGGCATCGTCAAGCGCCTGCGTTGCGTCGTTCTGTGCTTTAGTCGCGATTGCTCCTACATTCGAAACACTAGTTTGCAAGCCCGAAATATCATTATCCGCAGTTTCTGTGCGGGTTTTAAGTGTGTCGACTTCTGCCCTAAGGTCTATGACCTTGACTTCAAGACCATCAACAACGCCCTTTGTTTCGGTCACGCTTGTCGTCAACTGATTCAAGTTATCCGTAAGATGCGCGGTCGTTGTTTCAACAGCCGAAATATCGCTTTCTGCTGTTGTGACCTTGCCTTCAAGCGTAGTGATTTTACCCTCGGCGGTCGTGACACGGTCTGTTATCGCTGTAAGATCAGATGATCCAGTCGATACGGTTTCCTCGAGCTTATCAAGGTCAGTCTGCACGCGCTTTACTGCGTCGTTCGCCTTGTTGGCTTCTAGTCTTGCGTTAATCGCCCTCTGTACAGCATCGTCGGCGTTCGTTTTTGCTTCGTCTGCCGTCGTCTTTGCGGTGTTCGCTGTGACTTCGGCAGTTTCAACGTCTGCCGCAAGCTGAGTTACTTTAGCGTCCAGCGGTGCAATCGATGTTTTTGCTTCGTCAGCCGTTGTTTGCGCCGCAGATGCCGCAGAACTTGCGGCCTGTGCAACCGTATTTGCACTGCTTGCCGCGTTCTCGGCGTTCGTGATACGCGCGTCGTAGCCGTCAACCTCGTCCGCAAGATTTTTTACTTCCGTTTCAACCCGTCCGAGAGATTCGTCGAACGTGTCCAGCTCGGCGTTGACCTCACTTGAAAGCTGTGTGAAACGGCTCGTGAGCGCGTCAAGGTCAAGACGCAAGTCGGTGTCGCCTTTCTGAATGTCGGAGTCAATACGGGCGACGGTTGAGTTGAACGTGTCCTTCGTAACAAGGCCGCTTGTGTCAATTTCGCTCGCATCGACTTCTGTCTCAAACAGCGGTACGTGCTTGATCGAATACGGGAAGTTAGCCTCAACGCCGTGCACGCTCAAAAGCATAAGCGTGCCTGCGCCGATTTCGCCATCCTGTAGGTTCGCTTCAATGTAAGCCGGTTTGCCTGCGTCGCTTGCGACCACACCAGAAATTACGGTGTTAACGCCGCGGAAATAATACCGACCAGCGGCGAAAATCTCCGGGACGTTGATCGTCGTCTTAACGCGTGACTGGTTCACACCGATAACAAGCGGGTGATCGGCTTCGTATTTGCCGGGCGTGGGGTTTAGGATTGTGTAGGAATCATAGACAGTCATGCTATTTCACCTCACACATAGGCTACCGAGCTATAAGTGACTGTAGCCGTCACGGCTTCGGCGTCACCCGGAGCCGTAAATTCAAGCACCATATCGGTTGTGGACGGTATATCCGTAATATTGACGGTGTGACTGATATCAAAACCTGAAACGCCCTCCTGCGAAATAACGTTTACAACGCCTGTAATAGGGTCAATACCCAAGCAAAAACGGGATTCGCCTGACACCAGAGTAAATGCTACACGCGTCGTTTGATAGATGGTAGGGCTATTGCGATACAAGATATCTATCTGATACCGCCCGGCAATAGCGTCGGTGAAAATAGCAAGAAGCCTATACGGTCTGAAACGCTTCGACAACAAGGTTTTGTTGTCGGGCATTTTGGGGAGATTGCCTGTAATCTGTGTGACTTCGGGGCTGTGCAACTTGTGTTCAACGTCTGTAACACGACCATCCAACGCCTTAACCGCCGCATTCAACTTCACGATTTCTTCGGTGTTGTCGTCTGCTTGTTCCTCCGTATCCTCATCGTGAAAATACGGGGTTTCAACAATAGACACCTGCAAGTGGTAGTTGCCGGCTCCTAACATCACGAGGCAGTCGTAGTCCTCGCCTGCATAGCTCGCGGGCGGATTCAGCGTTACAACGTTGTTAACGGGCTCGTAAGCGAGCGCACCGCCTGTGCGCGTGTTCAGCATAAAGCTTTCAATTCCAGCTTCTGCGTCAAAAATCAGCTTCGTGGTGTTCGTGCCGTTTACGCCGATGATAATCGGGTAATCGCACCACAGGTTGTTGCCGTCAAAGTGAATTTCGTATTTATCAAAGATCGTCGGCATTGCTATCCACCCCCAACTTGTCACACAATCTCTGCATAATCAGTGTGTTGTTGTTGATCGCATCCGTGAGTTTAGAGACTTCCCCTTTGTGCGCTTCTTCCTGCTTGTTGATGTACCAGAAGCAAATAAGGCAAACAGCGACCGGGAAGCCTACGCCGCTGATAATCTGGGTAATTGTGTTAATGTCCACCGCTAGCACCGCCTATCTATTATACTATTAGTATAGCATAGAATAATTGACATGTCAATAAACATATGGTATAATTTAGATGATAGGATGTGATTATTATGCCGAATTTTTATGACGGCACAAGGCTTTTGTCCCTTAAGGATGTGAACGGGAATAAGCCCGAAATCTATATGTGTACGTCGAACCGGTCGGCGGGTAAAACGACGTACTTTAACCGGCTTGTCACAAACAGATTCTTTAAAAAGAATCAGAAGTTTGCGCTTCTTTACCGGTTTAATTATGAGCTGGACGGCGTGGAGGATAAGTTCTTTAAGGATATTGAAAGACTTTTCTTTAAAGGGCATATCATGGAATCCAAAAACCGCATGAAAGGCATCTACCGCGAGTTATTCCTCGACGGCGTGCCCTGCGGCTATGCGATCTCGATCAATTCGGCCGACCAGCTTAAAAAGAATTCACACCTGTTTTCGGACGTGGATTCCATCGTTTTTGATGAGTTTCAGTCTGAGCAGAACCATTATTGCGAAAAGGAATTGCAGAAGTTTATTTCCATTCATAACTCGATCGCGCGCGGTAACTCCGAGCAGTCGCGTTATGTCCCTGTATACATGATGTCAAACCCTGTCACAATCCTGAACCCCTACTATGTCGCTATGGGCATTTCTACGCGCCTCAACGACAACGTGAATTTCCTGCGCGGAAAGGGGTTTGTGCTTGAACAAGGCTACAACGAAAGCGCCGCACAGGCTCTTAAACAATCTGCCTTTAACATGGCGTTTCAGAACGACGACTATATCGCCTATTCGTCCGAGGCTAAGTATTTGCAGGACGATTTCGCTTTCGTCGAAACTCCGAAAGGCCGCGGAAATTATATCGCCACAATTCGTTACGCTAATCGCGACTATGCTGTGCGCGAATTCGTTGACCTCGGTATCGTGTTCTGTGATAATCGCGTCGATTACCAGTTCCCACTTCGACTTACCGTCGAGGCGCAAGATCATAAAACCAATTACGTTATGGTGAATACCAACTTTATACTCCTGCAAAAGCTCCGCTTCTATTTCGAGCACGGCGCTATGCGCTTTAAAGACTTGCAGTCCAAGGACGCGATCCTCCACGCTTTGAGTTTTTAAACTCAAAGCGATACACTTCGCCGTCAGGCGAATGTGTTTTATACTTCTTAGGTTTCAGCAGGTGCGCGTTTTAGTCGATGTATCGCCACGTTCATGGCTTAAAGGTGCCAAGGCGCTTACTTTTACGAGCTGAACACTCCTTCTATCCGCCATCTGTTATTGAAATACCCACACAGGCAAATGTCTGTGTGGGTTCTCTTTTAGTGCATTTCAAATGTCGTTCTTTCCAGCACAATCCCTCCCTTGATTCGTTTCGGCCTCAGCTTGCCCGGCACCATCAGCCCGACATTGAAGTCCGTTAGTTCGCGCTTCTGTTTGATGAATTCTAGTTCGTCGGAAAGATAACCCTCAGGGTTGTTCGACACATCGTAGTCCTGCAAAACGCTGTGCATGAATATACCTTTTGTTCGCTCATTCATGCCTGCGCATTTTACATTGTAGTATGGCTCCCCCTCTTTTCCGGGTTCTTTCACAACATGCTCTATATACGTTTTCTGCCTTGTGAAAAACCCTATGTCCCATACGGCTTCATGCTTCCAACAACAAAATTCAGTGTCGTGCAACACGACGTTCTGCACTTCTCCAACCGGAATATCCATGTGCAAGGAATCTGTGTCTGCATAAATGAACCCCGGCCGATTCGGGCTGTAGTAGTTCGCCTGCGACGCACGTATCGTGAAGTTTCTCGCGTAGCTCGTGATTGCGCTCCCGACAGGGATGTAACCCGGCGTTTTGTCGTTTTCTTCAACACTGTAAAAACTCAAGCAATCCTTTTCGTCGTTCAGGTACCCCACCTTAAAACTGCTGATCGTGCTTGCCGCCATTTTGCCGTATAGATTGTTCAAATACAGCTTTGCGATTGTTCGCCGTCCAGGTGTCTCGGCGTTCATTTTCATTTCGCGGTATTTGTCTATGTATTTATCAAATATGCCTTTTTCAGCTCTAAAATAACACCCGTCTAATACCTCGAAATCCTCCAGCACGTAGTGCTCGCACAAAAGCTCAAAGTCCGTCATGGTGAGCGTGAGCTCAACCCGCGTATCGTGATAGTTTCCCTCCTCATCATAGTACGCGCTGACCCTTTTTCCAAGGCTTTCTATCCACACATCGCTTGTTGTCAGGCTCTCATTCTGCCGGTATCTTAAATTATTCTTTAGCTGGATGAACGGAAGCTTGCCCGCCTTGATATAGAACCGCGTCTTAATTCTCACAAAGTAGTATATCGCGTCGCCTTCGCTGTTATGCCTTGCTCGTTCGCGGATAAACTTAAATTCATCAGCACAGAAAAATACGGGCTTATCTACAGGGTAATAGTTGCCGCTCATGCTGTGCATCATGCTGGGGTATAAAGAATTTACATCTAGCGTGATGCCGTCCCTGTATATCTTAGCCGCTTTTTGCGGGACAACGTAACACCAGCCTCCCCTGTAGCTTTTCCTTACATATTCGCCAACATTCGACACGCCGTAGCGTTCCGGTTCGATACCTATGTCGTACACGTTCGGAAAAAACTCGGTATACGTGCTTCTGTGATAGAGGCTTTTAAATTCGCTCATGCAACACGCGCCTATTGTAAGCTTTTTGTGCCCCTCCGCAAACATCGTTTCTAACCCCTCTTTTACAACCAACACGTCATTTGCTATATACGCCTTTTCTTCTTCCGTGATCTCGCCACCTGCGTGACGCTCCCCCTCGTATTCAATACTGCTCTTTTGGTGAGACGTTTTAAAGCTCTTGCCAATTACCTTTACCGAGAACGGAATCAACTTTAAGCTGTCCCTGAATTCTAACAGTGCGTTTTCAGTCCGGACTGTCAACGTGTACCATAATCCCGAATCGCTGATGCTGTAGCTGTAACTGCGCGCCGGCATTTCTTTCGTGTGTAGAAAGTATGTCCCCCCCACACTTCCGTCCTCGGGCTTTACGATCGCTTGTTCGTAGTCGTCGCGGCGCTCGAGATAGTCCAGTATAAAAGAAAAGTCGAACGCACCGTTGTGGAAGTATAGCACGCTGTGTTTTGTGTGAGCTTCACACCATGTGAAGAACCCCTCGATGCTGTTCCAGATAAGCACGTCCTCTGTGTTCATCTCTACCGCCGCAGCCGCCCATACCTCGGTTTCCGTTTGTCCTTCATATACACTTGTCTCAAAGTCGCAAACATAGTATTTCATACTAACCTATCTGTTCATCGATTTGTGATCTGACCTCTGCCGGCGTTTTGAGCACACTAAATATGCCGCTTATCCATGCCGCCGCCTCGTTAAGATTGTCTGCTATCGAGGAAGTTACAGCGTAATTCGGCGCGCCTATCTCGTCCAGTAATGCCGCAAATACGGCGTCTCCTTCCGCTCGCCCGTATTGGTTCTGTAGCTCCGTTCGCTTGCGGGTCATGCTTAACACAATCATTGACCAGCCTTGATGCGTGCGCGTGTCGTTGTCCCAGTGTGCGTTTGCACGTAGGAATTCGCTCCATAGTATGTCGGCTTCGTTTACGCCGGTTGGAATTGCGCCGCCCGCTCTATAAGATGCTTCGTAGCTCTTGCGCTCGGAACGGGATAGACGGCGGTAAGACTTCATTTCACCGCTAGCATCACTTCCGTACATCTTGCTGTAAATAGCTTGATAACGGAGCTCACGCTCTAGGTCTTGTAAACGAGTCTTTGTGACGATTGCAGGTCGCGTTTGCTTCAGGGCTTGTTCAAGCTCCATGTCTGCGTGATAACCTAGCTTCTTTAATCTATTGTATACACGCTTTGCGTTGTTGATTATTCTGTTCCATTCTTTTTGATTTACAGTTAATTTTTTGCTCGATTTTTTGCGAGATTTTTTAGCCATTTTTTCGCCCACCTTATTGACAAAAAATTTACCGTGTGGTATAATGTAATAAATAGAGAAAAAAGAAACACCCGCTGTTTTTTTTTTCAGCGGGTGCTTGTATCATCGGATATTAAGGGAGGTGTGAATGTATAGAACAGTTTGCCTTTCTTAAATTTTTATTCGGTCGTTTCGGTTGGTGTTACGGTTCCGTGTCTGTAGCAAGCATTTATGAACGCGTAAATGTCGATTTCATATACACATTCCTCAGGCTCTTTCAGCTTTATGCTTGTAATCGTGTCACCGTATTCGCCAAGCTCTCTCTTAATCAGCTTAGTTGCATATGCGATTGCCGGTACACCGAGCAATACGATTTCTTCTGAAAAAACCTCCCCGTGATTGACATACTTTACTTCTGCTATGGTTGTTACGATTTTTCTCCGTACCTTACGCATTTACGCTCCCCTCTCAACAGGCATACAGCACAGAAAGTTCTTGTCTGTGTAGTTCTTGGACGGCTTCGAGAAACAACGGATTGCCATGCCGTCAGATTCGTCGAACGTCTCGATGATCTCGAAGAAGTTGCGCGTGAAGCTCTCAGATCCCGTGTGGTACATCACGCCGTCTGCGATGAATACGAGCTTGTCGTATTTGTCACTGTTACCCTTCTTCGGCTGGTCGTTCTCACTGTGGACTGTTGCCCATGCCTGCGGGTAGCTTACGACCAGATCGCCTCCGTTGTCGGCGATCGCTTTATCAAGTACCGTCCCGTTACTGTAATTCTTGATGTTGAACAGGTCGAGCTTCGTAAGGTTGTCGGAATGGTTGGTGATGGTTGTGGCAATCATTTTTTGTCCCTACTTTCGTTTATTTTTTTTCTCCTTTCGGATTGATTTTATTATAGCATTTTGTAGCGGTTTTGTCAAGTACTTTTCTGAAATGTTTAGTGGTTTTTTTCTAATAAATATTTTGTATCGATATTTTTATATCGATATAATTTTTATAGCTGTTGATAAAATAGCATGTGTAATTTTATTGCGATTTCGTTAAACGCTTAACGATTAAGCGCTTAACTGTACGATTTCAGATTGTCCGATTTTTTGACGATCATATGTTCGATAAATCACGCGGTTAATCTTCGTCGTTGGGGGCCCCCAGATCG